ATCATAGTTGTGTAACTACCCTCGTAATCTAATTTATCTTTATTATATTCACTACCTAAACGTTCAGAAAGGAATTTAATTACATCACTTTTAAAGTCACGTATTTTAACATATTGTAACCATTTAATTTTTTCTCCTGATTGGATTTGTTGGTCAATTACTCTACCGACAAAATGTCTATCTAATTCTGACCATATCAAACTATATAATTCACTTTGATATGCTCCATTATAGGCATTACTATGAATACTATATAATTCACTTTTTAATTCACTTAAATCATCACTAAGAAGTTGTTTCATGGCATCTTCATCCTTTATTAATTCATCTAAATCTTCTTCTTTGATTATGAAATAACCTTCAGTTCCTTGTTCTTCAGATAAACCTTCAAAAAACTCTGAGTCATATTTTTCTAATGAAAACTCAACATTACCAATTTCTCTGAATATATAATTTCTTAATTTTATAACATTTTCAACATCTAATTCTTCAATTACATCTTCATAAACATTATTGGTTGAATCATAAAAATCTTCATAGTAATCTTCACCTAATACGTGTTCTGCAACATCTTTTGCCGTAGTATCGCGACCACGATCATTAAATAGTTCGGCAAGTTCTTTAGAGTCTCTTAAGAATAGGTAATAACCATCTGATCTTCTTTCAACATCCCTTAGAATATTTTTAGTTAGCCATTCCAACCAAACTTCAGGATCCTGTTGTATTTTATGTAAAAGAAAATCATTCTCAAGAACTTCTGGTATAGATTTATATTCAAATTTATCTAAAATTTTTGTTTTAACTAAAAAATCAAATGAGGGTACGTTATTATAAGGTATGTTGGATAAGTCTAACTCATCAATTAAACCTTTTCTAAGTATAAAACTTAAAAATACCTCAATCCTATTATTGAATATTTTGGATATACCATTCCAATTATTATTATTAAATTCTTCAATTAGTTCTTCAATATCATTCATAACTTATAAATATAAAAAAAGGTGGAAAATACTTCCCACCTAAACTTTTTAACCAATAACCACCGATTACTTTTTGTTGTAATACTTCTCAACAATTTTCTTTACCGACTCTTGAACCGTAGAATGATTCGTTGCTGGTTGTTTAGGAGCTTGTTGAGGTGCTTGTACATTTTGTTGATTCGCTTTATTTTTACATCCGCATCCCATAATATTTGTTTTAATAGGTTTATTTAATTATAAATATCAGAGAAGTATCATATTTTGTAAACCATTAAATATTTATTGTAATATGAAAAAAGTTGTAAGGATTAACGAGAGTGATTTAATTGGATTAATAAAGAATATTATTATTGAACAAGATGATAGTGTTGAGTATGAAGATTTTACACCCCAAGAATATATTGATTTACTAAAGTCTGTTAATTACAAAGCACAAGCGATTCCTAAGTTTCCTGATTTCAAGGGTAAAAAAATAAGAGTTAATGGTAGCTTATCTTTAATTGGTTTAAAACAAATAACTAATTTGGGTGAGTTAATTGTGACTGGTGATTTAAATGTTCGTTCCACAGGTATTGTAAGTCTTGAAGGTGTTACAGTTGGTGGTAGTTTAAGTTATTGGGACACACCATATAGTAAAGAACTTGATAGAAGAAAAGAAATGGCTTTAAGGGCTGAAGCAAGACAAAGAAGAGAAGATGGTGAATGGGATCTAAATAATTCTAATATTGATAAAGAAGGTTTAATGGCAAACGCAGTTTTTGACTATATGGTTCAAGAAGGTGATATTGGATATTTAGATGGACCAGAACGTGAAGAATTAGAAGATTTAGAAAAAAGAATGGAAGAACTTGAGGAAAGAATAGATAACGAGGAAGATTCTGAAATTGTTGATGAATTGGAGATTGAACAAAATGATTTGCAATCCGAGATTGATGAACTTAAGGACAAAGATAATGATGTGTATGATTTAATACCTGAAAGTTCCCATTATGACTTACATACATTTAGGTCAATACATAATGATGCTAGTGGTTATGTTTATGCGGTTGGAACTGAAAATGAAGCGGATAGTTCTCTTAAAGAGTATTATGATGAATTGTTAAATGATTTAAGTAATTTTGATAAAAATACTTTATCTTACCATATTGATGGTGACGAAGTTGCAGAATATTATGAAGACGCGGTTCGTGAATGGGTTATGGACGATCCTGAAAATTATGATGTTAGTAGGGAAACTAGTGTTAAACAAGATAAAGAAATTGAAAAATTACAAAACCAAAAAAGGTCACTTCAAACCGAAAAATATTTAATTTCAAGTGGAGCTAGATCTCCTCTTATAGAGGAAGATATTGAAGATTTAAAATACTTCAAATTTAATGATTATATGGATAATATTTTAATTGTTGAATGGTCTGAAAATAAATGGCAAATTTACCAAAACGGTAAAAAAGTTGAGTCAGTAACTTATGAAGATGAAGATGAGGATGGTGAACATGAGTCGGATAATGAATCAAGGGTTGAAGAAATTGAAAGTGAAATAGAAGACATTGATGTTGAAATACAAGATATAAGAGACGACCCAGATGGTGATTTAAATGACGATGAGGTTGAAGAAGCCGTTGAGGATAGGTTAGGAGAAATTAGAGATGACCCAATGCGTTGGTTAGATCAAATGGGTGATGACTATAATAATTTTATAGATAGACAAAGTTTAATAAATGATTTAATAGATGAGAATGATTATAGTGTAATAAGTAGTTACAACAATGAATATGATACCGTTTCAGTTAATGATTCAACTTTTGTTGTAATGAGAACTGACTAATACCTTTACAGAATACAATTATATTATTATGTTTATGGGTAATGGCAAGAAATAAAAAAATAGAATTTGTAATGAACACCGATTGGATGTTTGAAAAGCCAATTGATAGTGAACATAAGGAATATAAATTACTATCATATTTCCAACGTATGGGTGAAAAGTTAGATAACATGGAACTTTACCCTGGATTTATAGAATTATCATTACATTTAGCAAACATACAAACACTTATCAGGGATAAGAAAATCATATATACAAACAAAAAATTTAATTCAGTTGATGACGAACTTTTAGTGAAAGATCTTAAAATTAAAAGTGTTCCTGAAATGTCAACTGATGAATATGAAGAATTCACAAAAATTTTACAATACACTGCACCAAGGATGACGGAATATTTCAATATTGCAAAATCTGTGTGGACATTAGTTTATGATAGTATTGAGGCAAAATACAGGAAGAATAAAAAAGAAATTTTATCTAACAAAGGTTTCTTCTTCCATTTGGATAAGAGAGACAACAAGTATTATGTTTGGGAGTATGAAGTATCTCCGGCAGCAAAAAAATCACCAGAAAATAAGACAAATGTTAAATTAATTTATTGTGATGATAAAAACAAATTGACAATACCAAAGATAATAACTACATTTTCTGAGACCGAAAACAAAACAAAGTTACCGGTGTTAGAAATGATTAGTAAAGGTGATTTCCCAATTGAAGAAACATTATTACCATTATTTAAAAGAAAAACAATAATGTTAATTAATCAAACGAGAAATTACAATATTGAACAAGAGGACAAGAAAAAAGAAAAAGAATTTTTAGAAGATTAAAAATGGGTTTTAACAAAAGATTTTTAAAGAAAGAGAACATCCTTAACCACCTTACAGATATTATGAATTATTTAGATGCCGACGCAGTATTGTGTACGGATGAATTTTCACGCAATGTCTACAGGATGTTTAATGAGGGAAAAAATGAGGAAGAAATAATAAAATACATAAATAAAAATAAATGAAAGTTAAGTTAGAATATGTGTGGATTGACGGATATATACCGGAGCCAAACCTTAGAAGTAAGATTAAAATTGTGGACTATGAGCAAATTAAAAATTGTTTAGTTCTAAATAATTTCCCTGAATGGAACTTTGATGGGTCATCAACATTACAAGCGGAAGGTAATAGTTCTGATTGTATTTTAATACCTGTTAGACATTATTTTTGTGATAATACAAACACAATTTACGTGTTATGTGAAGTAATGAACTCTGATGGTACACCACACGAAACTAATACAAGATCAAAACTAATTGGAGATCAAGAAGATTTGTGGTTTGGGTTTGAACAAGAATATTTTATCTACGATAGAAATAACAAATGTATTTTAGGGCACAATGAAAACAACTTGGAACCACAAGGTAAATATTATTGTGGTGTTGGTGAATATGTTGCAGGAAGAGATTTTGTTGAAGAACATATGGATATGTGTTTAAAATACGGAATTGATATTACAGGGATCAACGCTGAGGTTGCATTAGGTCAATGGGAATACCAAGTATTTTCAAAAGGTAAATTAAAGGCGGGTGATGATTTGTGGATGACCAGGTACTTTTTATATAAAATCTCTGAAAAATATAATTATGGGGTTAATCTACATCCAAAACCAATTCAAAAAGGAGAATGGAACGGATCTGGACTTCATGCAAATTTCTCCACAGATAAAATGAGAAATGATGGTAACGAAAAATATTTTATGTCATTATTTAATGCGTTTGAAGTAAGACATGAGGCTCACATTAAAGCTTACGGGTCAGATAACAATCTTCGTTTAACTGGTAAATTTGAAACACAATCAATTGATAAATTTAGTTGGGGGGTTTCAGATCGTGGAGCATCAATTAGAATTCCAAGAGATACTGCAAAAAATTGGAAAGGTTATGTTGAGGATAGAAGACCTGGATCAAATGCTGACCCATACAAAATTATTAAAGAAATTGACATATCTTTAAATACTACCGATCAAATCTACGATGTTAAAATAATGATGAGTAAGGATGTTGATATGGAAGGTCTTAATGAAAAATACGGAACAATTTCAAATGATGAATTATTAAAAGAATATAGAGAAGAATAATGGAAAAAGAATGTGTATGTGGAGCTAACGTATTTTGTGAGTGTCCTCCACCAAAAGTAGAACAAGTTAATCATCCTAACCATTACGGAGGAGAGAATAATCTTTATGAGGCAATAAAAGTTATTGATGCTTGGGATTTAGGATTTAGTTTAGGAAATACGGTAAAGTATATTTCAAGAGCTGGAAAAAAAGATAAAGAGTTACAGGACCTTAAGAAAGCATTATGGTACTTGCAACATCATATAGAAACACTAGAGAAAAAATGAAAATAGTAGTAACAGGAGGAGCGGGGTTTATAGGATCCGCATTTATAAATCACCTATTAGATAACTTTGAATGTGATGTTCTTTGTGTTGATAAACTAACATACGCTGGTCGTAGAATGAATATTAAACACAATGTTTCTTTTTTACAAAAAGACATTTGTGATGTAACGGCAGATGAACTTGGTGATTTTGATTACATGGTTCACTTTGCTGCTGAGTCTCACGTCGACAATTCAATTAAGAATGGGCTACCATTTGTTAGAACTAATGTTGAAGGAACATTTAATTTATTAGAGATATCAAGAAATAATAAAAATATTAAAAAATTCATACACATTTCAACCGATGAGGTTTATGGGGATATGGATGAACATTTTTCAATTAATCATACGGCAACTGAAGATGATAGTTTAAAGTCTAGCTCATATTATTCCGCAACTAAAGCGGCATCTGATATGTTAGTTTTATCTGCTAATAGAACTTATGGTTTACCATATATCATCACAAGAACTTGTAATAATTTTGGTGAACATCAGTTTGAGGAAAAATTCTTACCAACAATTGCAAGATCTATCGGTGAAGGTAAACCAATTCCAGTTTATGGTGACGGATTACAAGTTAGAGAATGGATGTATGTTTATGATAATGTAAAAGTCATTTGTGATTTAATGTTTGACGATGAAATTGTAAACACCACTTATAATATTGGAACAACTTTCAGAGTGACAAATTTGGACATTATTAAAAATATTTCTTATATTTTAAACAAAGAGGTTGATGTTAAATACGTTGAAGACAGATTAGGTCATGATAGGAAATATGGTCTTAATTGTACAAAACTAAGAGAATATTATATAACTAAAAATGGTGAGATTCCTAAGTTTTTAAATTTATTTGATTACTTAGATAGACAATATGGAAATTAAAAATAAAAAGGGACTTAATAAAGAGATTGGGATATTAGATGCGATCACAACTCCTGGTGAGTTAATCCGTGAAACACTTATTAATTTTATGTGGGGATTTCTTGGAAATTCAATTGTGGTTTTTGTTACAAAAGAGTTGGACTTTTTGGTTTTAATCAACTACATTGCCTATTACATATTAATTTCTTATATTGTTAATAGGAAGAAATATGAAACTATGTTGGGTAAGTTTATTGTTTTACCGGGTTCGGCAGCAATAGGTGCCTTCACAGGATATAAACTAGCTCAAGCAATAACAAGTGTAATTTAAATAAATAAATAAAATAATGATAGAAACAGGAAAAATTATAAGTGGGGATTGTATTGAAGTAATGAAAACATTACCTGAAGGATCCGTTGATTTAATTTGTACATCGCCTCCATATGGAGTCGGTATTGATTATGATGTACACGACGACGATGTTGAATTTGATGAGTATTTAGTATTTGCTAAGAACTGGTTAACTGAAGCGTATAACGTATTAAAAGATGATGGTCGTATTGCACTTAACATTCCTTATGAGATTAACAGACAAAAGAAAGGTGGGAGAATTTTCTTTGTTTCTGAGATGTATCAGTTAATGAAACAAATTGGATTTGGGTTCTTTGGTATCGTTGATCTTGAAGAAGAATCGCCACATAGATCTAAGACAACGGCATGGGGTTCTTGGATGAGTCCATCAAGTCCGTATATTTATAATCCAAAGGAGTGTGTGATATTAGCATACAAAAAACACCACATTAAAAAGGTTAAAGGAGAACCTCAGTGGAAAGGAACACCTACTGAAATTGAACAGGAAGACGGGACATTAAAGAAAAAAATTGTATATGAAGAAAAAGATAAGAAAGAGTTTATGGAACTTGTATTTGGTCAGTGGAATTACTTTGCAGATACTAAATCACTCACCAAGGCAACTTTCTCAATGGACATACCGACCAAGGCTATTAAGATACTATCCTACAAGAACGATGTAATATTAGATCCATTTGCTGGTTCAGGTACAACATTAGTGGCGGCTCAGATATTAGAACGTAGATGGTTAGGTATTGAGTTAAGTGAAAATTACAAACAAATTGCCGAAACAAGAATTAATTATTTCAAAGCTTTAGAACAAATAAAAGAACTCCCATTTAATTAAATGGGATTTTTTATTTTTACGTAGTATTTATAACAAATTATTTATTATGGAAGATGATTATGAATGGGGAGATCACACCATTTCTGAGTTTTAATTTATTATCTGCAAACTTTTTTTTGTTGAAAACTATTTATAACTATGAAGAAAAAGTTAATAACGGAATCAGGAATAAGAAACATCAGAGAATTATCTAAAAGATACCCTGAGGCTAAGATATATTTTCACCAAGATTTAGATGGTGTAACCACCGCTTTAGGTATGAAAAGTTACTTAGAACAAAACGGAATAAAGGTGGTAGATGCTGAGATCATTCAATATGGTGATAAGGAATTTGCAATTAAGAAGTTGGATGCTGAGGGTGATGTTATGCCGGTGTTAGTTGACTTTGCTCACGGTAAACCAATGTTCATTATACATACTGACCACCACGACACACAAGCGGGAGTTGAGCAAGGTACCTCAACTAATTTTAAATCTTCAAGATCTAACGTTGAGACAATATCTCAAACCGTATCTCCAAGAGATATTTTTCCATCTGACGATATCACTTTGATATCTACGGTGGATTCAGCAAATTATGCTCAACATGATATTAGTCCTGAACAAGTAATGAACTATTTGTTTAAGGTAGATAAGGATCAATCACTACAAAAAAACAAAATGATAATGGGTATGGTTGCTAATAAATTATTATTGGCATTCAAAAACAAACCAGGGTTCTTGGAAAATATTGTAATGAATGCAAATCCATCGTTATTAAGTATATTGTTAAACATCAGATCTCAGATCAAAGAAAAAAGTTATGCTGATGTTGGAGATTTAGAAAAAAACAAAGAGAGTTATGTTCAAACAATGAAAACTCACAAAAATGTTAAAGTTGATGATAAAATTATAGTTCAGTATGGTGGAGGTAGTATGATGAAACCAGGATCATATGATAGATACACACCATTCAGAAATAATCCTGATGCGGACTTCTTGGTGATTGCTTGGCCATTAGGATTGGTACAAGCGTCTTGTAATCCATTTAAGAAAGAAAGAGCACTTAAAGGTGTAAATTTAGGTGAGATCAAAGATGATGTCTTAAACAAGTGGAAATCACAATTACAAGACAAGGACATTCCTTTATCAACAATAAAATGGATATCAGAATCAGGAAAAGGTTTTGGTGAACAATCAGTTGGTTTTACATTCAGAGATTTTAACGCCTTATATGGTAAAGAATTTAAACAAATGGCAGATGGGGAGGATATACTTGGTGATGTTGAAGAAGCAATGAAAAAACCATTCAGTAATTTAACAGATAAAGAAATGAGAATGTTAGATTCTATTAGTGTAAACGCTTGGGATTTAATTCAATCTAATAGTGGGGGACATAAATGTATTACTAACATTTCTGGTTTAAGTTATTTAGGTAGATCTAAAAGACCACCTAAAGATAAATACAAATATAATGAAGAGTCAGATGATACACCTTATATTAAATTTACCAAGATGGTACAGAATGAATTTGTTAGAGTTTTGAAAGAAAAAATTAATGAAGATAGTGGTAATAGATATGAACCAAATTTTGAGGTTGAAATGACCGAACACGCAAGGTCATTAGGAAATGCTAGAAAACAAGGTCAAGGATTAAGATTTTCAAGGTCGGCAGTAAAATCAAATCAAATGAGATTCAGACCAAATAATAGATAATATTAATCTTGTAACATTATGGTATCACCTTCGGTAATATCATACTTTATACAAGTACCACCTTTAAGTTCTAATATCATATCACCATTACCAGTATAACGATCACACTCAGGTGTATTACATGGTTTACAATTATTATGTATTTTGTTGATTTTATTATTTTTTATAAAAATTATATCTAAAGAGATGATACAGTCCTTCATCCAAAAAGAATGATTACTGTCCTTCATTATGAATAACATACCATCAAAACTTTTGTCAAATTTTTTACCCATCATACCTTTTTGTATGTCTTTAGTGGTTATTACACATTTGACATTGAATAAATTATTATTTACTATTAACTCCATATAGTTATAAATATATTCTTATTATGAAATCAAATAGAAGTTCAGGTGTAATATTAAAATTTGGTGATAAAGTTTTGTTATGTAAACGTGCTGACCACGAAACTTATTCAGGGGAATGGTTTATTCCAACAGGTCATTTAGAAAAAAATGAAACACCAAAAGATTGTGCTTATCGTGAATTTTATGAGGAAACAAATATTAAGATTGATCAGGATATAAGTTTGGTTGGATTCATAACAAAGAAAAATAAAAAAGGAGAACCAAAGGGTTTAATTTATGTGTATTTATATGAATCTGATGAAAAAAAGATGCCAAACTTGGATAAGGCAGAAGATGGTCACGAACATTCAGATTGTGGGTTTTTTACGTTAGAAGACCTTCCTGTAGAAAAAAATGAGGAGTTATATAAGATTTTAACAAAAATTTTGTCTTAAAAGTAAAAATTCATTGACTTTTACTAAAGTATTGTATATTTATATTACACAAAAACAACCAATACCCTTCCTTTCTATGAATTAATTGGTTTATCAATATTAATCCCATATTTTTTGAGAAAAAACTATGGGATTTTTTGTGCGATGTCAATTTTATTTGTATATTTGTATAAATAAAAAACATATGGGAACTTACATTAACACATTCAAGAAAAAATTTAACAAGAAAGCAACCCTTGATGAACAAGAAATAATTGTTGGTCAGGCAACATTTTTATGTAGACAAGATTGGTTAGGTAATTACTCACCATCTGAGAATAGAGAAATAACAAGAGCTTATGCTTTGACTAAAAATGACCAACCTGAATACATTACATTTGATGGTGAAATGGTTTATAAAAATAATAAAAAAGGTGTTTGGTCAGACGGATCTGGGTTTTGGGGAGGTATTGACCATAAAAATGATTTTGTTGGGACACTAAAAAAAGTTGGTAGAAAATTTGTTATTGTTAAATAATTTAGTATCTTTGATATATGAATAAGATGGGTTTTAATATAAAAGTAGTTAGTGATAAGTTTGGTGATTTAATCAACGAGACATTCATGGATCAGACGCAATTCAAAATCTTTTTGAAGATGGTGCACGGATCATTGGTATTAGAAGAAGACCTAAGTTTCTTCAATGGTGATACATTCTTGGTTCATATTCCAAGTAAAGTTTTGAAAGACTCTGTTATTTTCACAAACGTTAAACAAGTTTCCTTAACTGAACAAGTTAAAAGTAAAATTGAGGCGTTGGTAACAATATAATTGTTTCCTTGTTTAGAAAAATAAGGTGGTGGAGTCAGACAAATATTCAATGTCGGGACTAAAATGGGAACTTCGGTTCCCTTTTTTTATTTATTTTTTATTATATGGTTATATTTATATAATAAATAAATTTAATAAGCAATATTTATGTTACCTAAAATAAAATTAACGGAAAGTGAAATCAGAAACATTTTGAGTCAACATGGTGTAAAAACAAATATTTTGGTTGAACAAAGTAATTATACAACTGCAGATATACAGAGTTGGTTAAACTCAAATAAAAGTGCAGGTTTAGATGTTGACGGTAAAATGGGTATTTTAACGCTTAGGGCCATAAAAAATGCTTTAAATATAGGATAAGATATGAAAAGAATGATAGATAGTTTTATAAAAAATATTGTTAGACAAAGTCTAAATGAAAATTATGGTTTGTTAAATGAGGATGAAAAGTCGTTAGAAAAATGTCCGGCTGGTGGTTTTTGTTTAAATGATGGTAGTTTATTGAAAGCAGAAAAATTAAATAAAACATTATCTCCGGCGAATAATAGTACTGCGGCTTCACAACTTATTATTAAATTAAAATCAAACTGTAATAATTTAAATTATGGTCCAGCAAATGAGACTATTGCTAGTCGGGCGGTGGAAGGTATTGGGATTGAACATTCAAAAACATTTACTGACGAAAATAAAGTTAAAAGACTAATTAATACTTTAGGTTTTCCAGAATGGTGTTTGGGAATAGAACTTGCTCAAGAAAAAGGTTATGCTGATGATGATAATTTTTGGGAGAAATTGTATGAGGGTGGTTTGTATTCATACACTTATGTAGCAAATCCATCCCTTGAAGTATTTCGTAGAACAATTAAAAAAACAGGAACACTTAAAAAAGACTATGACGAAAAAAGATCAACAGATAAAATAAAATGGGATGAAGGATTAAAAAAATCTGGTTGGTGGGATGGTAAATTAATAAATAAAGATAAAGCTTATGCCGAGTGGAAGAAATCAGGGTTTAAAGACAAACCAATAGAGTATACAATTGGTGGTGGAGGTAATTCCGCTAATCAAGTATCATTTGAAGGATATGATTGTATAACTAATCATCCGGCATTAATAAAAACACCAGTAAAAAATTTCCCTAACGGTGTAGGTTATAAATTAGACGTTACCAATCCAACTATTAAAAGTTTTATTTTTGGGGTTCAAAAACAAGGTCCTAAAGATAGTGCTATTGATCAAGGTGTGATAATGAAAGACGATGGGTCAGGCATTACCGTTAACTTTAATTGTCCAAGTAAATATTTAGAAGTCTCACTATCAACTATTGCTTGGGATTATAATGCGGTTATAGATAGTGGTGGAAAAATTGCTTTAACCACAGATCCTGCTCGTGAAGAAAATTTTACAAATGAAAGTTATAGACATAAAGGTTTCAGACACAATTTATTAACTGAGGTAGAATTGAAATTAAAAGATACAGGTGAAGAAGTTGGTAAGATACAAAGTAAATTAGGATTACCTGTGGAAAAAAATCCAACTTTTGGACCAAAGACATTAGCTGCAGTAATTAATCACCAAAAAACAGAAGGTGCTAAACTTACTACACCATTAAGAATTGATGGTGTTGTTGATGATGCAACTTACGCATCAATAATGGCAATACAACCACCCCCATTTGAATTATCGGCAGCAAAAAAATCTAAGGGTGACGATGTTACATTAATTCAAAAACAGTTAGGGGCAAAGGGTGGAACATTTGGACCTGAAACTGAGGCTAAGGTAAAAGAATTTCAAACCAATTATGGTAAAACGGTTACTCCAGTATTAAGAACTGATGGTGTTGTTGATCAGCCAACTTTTGATTTAATTAAAAAATACAAAGGTTCTGATTCAAATAAAGTTTATTCAGGTAAAAAACATAATTATGTTATTGGTAATTGGATTAAAGTTACTCCTGAAACTGTAGATGAACAATTAAGTGGTAATGATGGGTATTTTAAAATAACTAATGTAACTGAATATACTGTAGTTATTGATGCTGATTTTTTATCTAGTGGGACTACAGGAGGATCAACACAAAGAGTTTTATTTGGTGAAGACGCAAAAAATGGTACTCAAGAGGTTATTAAAAGAGATAGAAATAACTCAGGCACAAGAACTAAGGGAAGCACAAGAACTAAGGGAAGTACAAGAAGTCGTACTTCAAGTACAGGTGATGTGGAGACTAAAAAACGAAGAGATGTACGTAATTCAGAATATTGTGATAGCTTAAGAAAGATAAAAAAACATTTAAATTTAAAGGTAAATTGCAAAACATATCAAAGCACATTAAATAAAATTATGTTGGCACTTACAGGTGGAGCTCAAATTAAACCAGTTACCCCAGTTGCCCCAGTTGCCCCAGTTGCCCCAATTACACCATCGGGAAATGTAACGATATATTAATAAAAAACAATAAATTTATGAAGGGAGATTGATCTCCCTTTTTTTTATGCCGTTTTTTTTATATATTTGTATTATGGAAAAAATGATATATTTAGTTAGAGGAATACCGGGAAGTGGTAAGACAACTTTTGCAAAACAATTAACCCCAAATGTGTTTGAAGCGGATCATTATTTTTATGATAATGATGGGAACTACAATTTTATTGCGTCTGAAATAAAAGAAGCTCATAAAGAGTGTCAACAATATGTTGGATATGCAATGGAGTCAAACACACCAAAAATTGCAGTCTCAAACACATTCACACAAGAATGGGAACTTCAACCATATTATGAATTGGCAATTAAGTATGGTTATTATGTGACCTCTATTATTGTGGAAAATAGACACGGAGGAACAAATAAACACGATTGTCCTGAAGATAAAATAGAATTAATGCGTAACCGTTTTGAAATAAAATTATAATGAAATTTGATAAAATATTAACAACAGGTAGAGTGTGGGTCACGTCTGATCCGCACTACAACCATAAAAACATTTGTAGAGGAGTTACCGGTTGGAGAACACTTGATGGGAAAGTACCGAAAGATAATACAAGAGATTTCCAAACGTTAGAACTAATGAATAACACATTGGTTGATAATATCAATTCAAAGGTTGGTCAAAACGACACATTAATTATGTTAGGTGACGTTTCATTTGGTGGTTTTGAGTTTATTAAAATTTTCTTGGACAGATTGGTATGTAAAAACATTCACTTGGTTCTTGGAAACCATGATCACCATATCAGAAACAATAGGGATAACATTAAAGATATGTTCTTATCTGTTAGTGATTACTTACAGGTTAACATTGTTGGTGAGAACTTTGTAATGACTCACTATCCATTTGCAAGTTGGAATGGACTTAACAAAGGTGTTGTTCACCTTCACGGACACGTTCACTTACCTGCAAGTAAAAAATGGGGTAAAGGTAAAAGATTAGATGTTGGTATGGATGGTAACAACCTATACCCATATAGTTTAACTGAGATTGTACACATGATGGATAAACGAGACATTGTTTCTGAAATTGATAATGATCACCATCTAGATGATATAGTTGGGGTTGTAGGTTAAATGACAACTCCAATATATTTATTACTATGAATGATACGTTTGCTTATGACTCACAATTTTTACCTGGAACACAAATTACCGTTGTATTTAAAGAAAATCCAAATTATGGTCAATTAAATGAATTTTTTAATGATTATGGTTATGGGTTTTATGTTCCTGAATTTAAAACAATTTTTATAGATGGTGAGGTTTTTTTAGGGGAAGATGGATTAACTATGGATGATTTACGTTTTATAGAGGCACACGAAATATCACATTTAATATTAAACCATGATGGTCCAAGATCTGAAAATGATGAATTAGAAGCGGATTTAGGAGCATACATTCTTTTAAAGAATAAAAATTTACCCACTGATCGTCTTGTTGATGAGTTTGAATATAGACACGGAATAGAATTCTCTGAAGATCTTATAAATAAGATTGGAAATAAATTCCCACATACATTAAGAGAGAATAGTATAATCAATTGGGAACTACATCAACAACTGATGAAAAATAAAAACCGAATTTAAATTCAAAAAATAGTAGTTAGTTTAGATTATTTTACTATCTTTGTTCTTATATGAAAACCCCATGTAAGGAATGTCCTCACGTTATTAAAAATCGTCATAATGATATGATTGTGGAGTTCGGTAAAAGAACAGGAAAGAAACATAATTGTCATATGACCGAAGGGGTGAAAGATTTGTGGAATATTAAAAACAAAAAATTAGAATGTTATGGATCAAAGAGAGATGATTTACGGAGTGTGTGATAAGACAGGGAAATGTGATTCCTATTTTGGGTTCTTCAAAAATGAGAAAGATGCGGAACACGAAGTTGAAATCCAATCCAACAGACTTAAGGAAGACTTGGGTATGATGGATATTGACATTCAAACAGACCGAGCATTATTCAATGGTAAATTAGTAATAGTAATTCATAGATACGTATTAAGATGAAAACAAGAGAAACTAAATTTGGAACATATATAGAAATGGAAACAGAAACAAGCACAAAATTAACTGGTGATAAAATCACGGTATTTGTGGAGAGATTAAAAAAAATTGGAATTGATGTAAAACTATCAGGAAACTTCCCTTGGGTATATATTACTGAAATCTGTGGTAAAAGAGTAACTGAAAAATTTGCGGGTAATCACGGATTTACATTAATATTTTTACCAGGTAGAAATGATAGCCCACCATCTGATTTTACTGATATTGGAGAGACATTCAAACTAATAAGAAAATATAGTAGAGAGGCTCTTTTGGTAAAAATGATGAAGGATGATCAAGAACTTGGTTTATATGATAATTAAAAAATTATAAAATGGAAAATAATAATAGTGTAT